TTTATAAATTGTATGGCATCTACTGATCTGCCATCATTGTCAGTAAAGAAATATTTTTGTTTTACTGCTTTTCTTATTGTATTTAAATCTTTGCCTTCGTCTCTTAATCTTTCAACGAATTTATCTCTATCATCTACTAAAAATTGATATAAGTTTTTTTGGTCTTTAATTATAAAATCATTATATTGTGTTTGCAATTTTTGCGCTAATTCTATGTTTTCTTTTACATTTTTACCCATATTATTCCATGTGGCAAATTCAGATATACCATTATCTTCTTTAAATTTTTTAAAAAAATCATTCCATTTTAAATTTTTCTTTATACCTCTTTCAGCAGACAACAATATTAAATAGTTACCTGCTTTTGTATTACCAATGTCGGCTTGCATACTTTGTAAAAATGATAATTCTTTATCTGACAAAGCACCTTTCATTTGTGAAACACTTTGCAAAACCATACCACTTGTTAAAGATTGTAGATTTTCTCCGATACCAATTTGAGTTTCATCAAAATCAAAACCAATTCTATTTAAAAGTTTTTTTCCTTGATTTATTGTGCTTTGAGCAAAGCCTGTATCTGCTTTATCCAATAAACCCTTGATTGTGTTTAATACTTGTAAATCTGTAGATGCTTTAAGAGCCTTACCTATAACACCTTCTTGTTTATTTTGACCTTTTCCTTGACCATCAAAATATCCAAAAAGATTAGTGACAGTTAAATCTCCAAACTTTTCTTCCATTTTACTTTTTTTGCCAACATTTACAGTTGTTCCTGAATCACTAGCTGGTGCTTCAAATGTACCTAATAAATCACCATTTGCATTATAAGTGCTGAATACATATAACAGTTTTCCATTTTTATCATATTTGGGTTGATTGTTTATTCCTTTTGCAACACCTGTCCTGATTGTACTAGGTTTACCAGTTTTAGGTTTTGTCGTAAGAGCATCAGCTAATTTTATACCTGTTAATGCTCTTGTTTGGTCACTTTTTGCTAAATCTTTATCATCTTGAATTTTAACACCAAGTGCTTTTAATAATCCACTTGAACCTGCACCAACTACTGTGGCACCCGGTACACTCGCCTGTTTTGCCATTTCTGTAGATGCAATTAACGTAAGTAAGGCTGGGTCAATTGGTTTTCTTTTCGGTGCAATCCTATCCAAAAGACCTTGCAATGCACCGCCTTGTAGTTGATTTACATCAGTATCACTAGAACCAAATATTAAATTTAAATTATCCATAACAGACTGATTAGGTTTAGATTGATTACTACCTTTTAATAAATTTAAAAGTTTTTCTGAACTTGTTTCTGCCATTATGCTCTCCTATTTAATGCATAAAGACTAGCTAAAGTGCCTAATCCACCTAATGTTTGTCCATAAATACTAGGTTGTTGCATGAATTGTTGTCCTGTTGCCTGTTGTCTTGTTAATGTTTCATATGGTATACCTTGCAAAGCACCTAAGGCAAAATTTAACATTTCAAATGGAAATTGCTGTTGTGCAAGAAAATCACTATATGCCATATCTAAGGCTCTTTGATCTAATTCTCTTTCTGCTTGACCTGCAGTAATCATACCTGATGCAACTTGTTCATTTAAACCTTGAGCCAATGGAGCCAATGCACTTAATGTTTCTGTTGCTCTTAATTTACTTGCTTCATCAGTTTCAAAACCTCTCAATCTTGCAGACTCTCCAGTTTCAAATCCTGCTCTTCTTTCTGCCTCTCCTGCAAATCTCGCTTGTCTATCTGCATCAAATCTTCCAGCATCAAATGCTCTATCTGCATCAAACCTTTGTGATGCAAATTGCAATGCATCTCTACCTGCTTGTCGTCTTAAATCTGAGCCTGCCCTTGCCATTTCTGCATCTGTTAATGCTTCTCTAACACCTAATCTTGAACCACCAAATGCACCTGCTTTTATAGCATCTGCGGCATTTTGTCTTTGTTGTAATTGTCTTTGTCTGTCTAATTCTTCTATCGCTGGGTCTATTGATGTTTGAAATACATCTTGATATTGTCCTGCTCTTTGTACATCAAAATCTGGAGATTGAAAGGAATCGCCAACAAGTTGTGTTGTTGCAGTTGGTAAAAATTCATTAGCTTTAAAACCACCTCCTAATTTACCTGCCATTGCAGTAGCATCATCTAAAATTCCTTCAAAAGTCTCACCACCTTCTGCTAATTTCTTCAATCCTTCTCTTTCTGTTTCAGACATTCTGAGAGGATTACCTTCATCATCTGTACCAAATGTAGCTATTCTATCACCTTGAAATTGTGGAAAAGGGGATTTTGAAAGTTCTCTAGCTTGTTCGTAAAGTTCTTTTCCACCTGCGGCAACAAATGCTGGTAATTGTGTTCCTGATACTGTTTCTTTATAATCAGGTAATACTATTGGTTGATTTGTACATATTGCACCCATTTATGCCTCCACAAATATTGAGCCTGCTTTAACAAAACCCAATCTTTCAAAAAATTTATCTTTTCTATGCAAATCTCCAGAAAAAATATGTCCTAATCTTATTTTTAGTTTAGCATCTTTTGCTGTTTTGATATAGGTTTGTAACAATTTTTTTGCTACATCACTTTTTCTTTGTTCCTTAAACACATAAAACCAAGTATCTGCTATATATTTATCTTCACTCCACCAATCTTGACAAATTTGACCTGCAATTGAGCCTTGAATTTTATTATCTTTTACACATACAAAAATTAAACCATTATGTACTAAATCATTAATTTTATTTATTAATTTCATTGTATTAATTTTTGGCACTTCTATCTCTGTTTCTGTATGCATTGTATTCAACATTACTGTTAATGCTGATATATCTAAAATTGTGGCTCTTCGTATCATGCAATATCTTTCAATGCTCCCATTTTTTCTTCCGGTGGAACATCTTCATTTTCCATTGGTTTTGTTTCTTCCATTGGTGTTTTTTCTTCTGATTCACCTCTTACTTCTGCAATTCTTGATATTAATATTTCAAGTTCAGGCAAAAATTTTATCAATACGTTCATCACTTTTGGAGTAATTGCTTCATCTAATGCATTAAGTTCTTCTTCTGTCATTTCTGCAAGTCTTGTCATTAAAACTGTTTGCATCTCCTCAGATGGATTAAATATCATATTTCTTGTTTCTTCATTTGGTGGCTCAATGCCTAAATCTTCTAATGCCATTTAAATCTCCTTTTTATTGTATAAAATAGACCAATCTGTTTTTTTACAAAATAAGCCTAATCCAAAACATATAGATTCGCCTATAATTTTATATAATTTACCTAAATAATCAGGTTGATTTCTTTTACCTAATAAATATTTGACATGATTTAATCTATGATTGGCAATATGATGCCAAAATTTAACATTTTTGCCTTTTCTCATTGATTTTACTACATTTATTGCCCATACATGATAACCTTTTACATGAATAGGTGTTAAATATTTATGTGTATAAAAATAATCAATCAATATATCTTCTGTATTCATAAGACCTAGTCTTCTTAATTCATTACATATGACTCTACCACCAATAGATGCTCCTACAGTTGCACCGACAACTGCACCAACAGGTCCACCTAAAACACTACCAATGTAAGTTCCAGCGGCAGTACCAGCACCTTTTTTTGCAGATTTTACTGGGTCTTTGCCTTTTGTTAATAATAAATCAGTGAAAAATGCTGTGATACCGGAACCAGCACTCGAATACATTGTTGATTTAGATGTTGCATCACTTTTAACTCTATCCCAATATCCACTTATTCCTGTTTTTGCTTCAGGCAATGTTTTTGTAGAATAAGTTTTGAAAGTTTCTCCAGTATTTGGATTTTTTCCTTTTATATTTACATTTCTAAAATCAACATCTTTCTTTGGACCACCAACTAAACCTGCTCTTGGAACTGAGTCTTGTATTTGACTAAATTTATTTCCACTACCTTTAAAAGCAAACAAAGGACTTTCATCTGTTCCAATATCTTCAAAATCTAATTGGTCTTTCATCAATCTATATTCTCTAATATTACCACTTGCAATGGCGGCTTTTTCATTTGCAACTGCAGGATTAAATAAAAATTCTCCTTTTTGTTTAGTAAGTTTTAACCCTTTGTTTGCTTTAGCTAATTTTGAAAATGATTCTGCACTTAAATCTAATTCAGGATTTATGATGACATCGCCGGGCAAATTTCCAAAACCAAATGCAGATTTTAAACCTGATGTAACAGGACTATCTACACCTTCTCCAATTGCTTGTCCTACTTCTCTACCTATTTGTGCAGAAACTGCAGTTGCTGTATCTGATATTATTTGTTGTTCTATTTGTTCAGGTGTGAGAAAACCCGGTGGTGTGCCTAATTTCTTAAATTCTTCTAATTTTGCCTTATCATCAGGATTGTTTGGGTCATATGTTCGTTCACCGGTTTGGATTGTTTTTACCCACTCAAAAATCGGCAGGGAAGAAGTACCATATGTTTTTTGTAATTGTTCTTGTGATATATCAGGTTTTTGTGTGGCTAATTGATATACACCATATTTAAATAAACCAGCATCAGGGTCTTGGTCATTAACATTTGTTTCATTAGTTTCTATGTCTAATATATCGGTAAATGCGCCAAATTGTGGTTTTTCTGCCATTAATTAACCTCCAAAAAGCTAACTATTATATGCAATCTATCTGCAGTTGTTGCTTGTGCTTTTATAATTTCACTTTCTTGTATTATAAGTGGTTGTTCCAATAATTCAACCGTTGTATTTGATGCGACTGATTTTGCTTTAAATAAGCTAAAGACATTCGTATCTGTATCTGTAAGTGTTATATCAATCGTATCAGAACTTCCACTGTCATTACTTAATAATATGCTTTTAATAATTGATTGTGTTGCAGTAGGACAAGTATAGATTGTGGTATTGTTTGTTGTCGATAAATCTGCTTTTGCATTTTTAAAATTATTAGCCAAAGAAAAAACCCTTTGCTGTTGCTTGGTCTTCTGTTTCTTGTGATTGAGCTTGAGTTGTCCTGTTTGTTTGTGTTTGTTGTATTTCTAATGCTTGCACTAAATTTCTTGAGAAATCAAATAATTGTCTTGCAGAATCAAGTGCATTTGTTAATTTATAAATACTTGGTGGTTGTGGTAATCTAATCATCTTGAAGAGTCCTCTTTAACATTTATTCTAAAATCACCTAAAGACCAATCATCATTAATTCCAGTACTAGAATATTTAACTGCAATCTGTCGACCTTTTGCTCTTGTACTTACCTTTTCTGTTGATTGTGTAATTGTAAAAGGTCCCTTGTTGATTTCAGCGCTATTAGGAAATTTACGACATTTAAATTCTAAAAATAAATTTGTATCACTTGTCATTGTTGCATCTGGTACAATTCTATCAATCAAAAATGTTCTATTACCTGTTTCATCTATTTCTAATTCACCACTTTCAACAAAACAATTCATTGCCTGTCCGTCATCACTTGTACCACTTTCATGATTATATAATTTTGCATTAGCATCAAATGCAAATGGAACAGTTTTAAAACCTTGTGCATCTAACCATACATTTCTATCTAACGTACCAATAGTCCATACATTTTCGGCATAATTATAAGTAACATAGCTATCTGGTTCAGGATTAACTGTACCTGCTGTATTATCTTCACTTACATAATACCATATTATTTCATTAAATTTTTTATTTTGACCAACATACGTTTTATCAATATATCTTTGTTGTATTCTATTAAATACAAAATATTTTACAGTACATGGTAATTCTTGAACTGAACCGTTATAGACAAAGAAATTACTTTTACCAATCCAATAAACATTACCATCAACACTTATAGCGCCATTTTTAGCGACTGCTCCACAATTAACTGCCAATAATCTAAATGAAAAAGTAAATGGTGGTCCAACAAATATCATTCCATAAACCGCTTCATCTGTATTTATAAATGTTTCATCTTTTGTAGGTATAATTGATATAATTTTATTACCAACCTCTAATCTTTGGTCACCTGATGTATTTGTTGCAGTTGGTGTAAATTTAGTAAAATCTTCTTGGTCTGAAAATCTTATTAACATTGGGTCTTGGTCAGTAGTGCCAACTAATGTCGTACCACCTACGATTAAATGCCTATCTGGAAAAGATATTGCTATTGTTCTGTTTTTAGTTGGAACATCTGTTGCACCTGCAATACTTGATACCAACAC